TATCACCGGCTAATACAATGTCTATCAAAATGATAGCGAGAAATGCCCAAAGGGCTTGGAGCGTGAATAGTTCCATAATCTTCCTTAAAAGTTATGGTCTCACCTCTTTGTTTATAGACCGGGTATCTGTATACCGTGTTGACGACCTATAAAACCAACACCTGTTGGTTAGTTACTCCCCGAGATATTTAGCCTAGAACGATCTTGTAGATCTCTTTCCAGTCCTTGACTTTGGGATAGTCACAAACATGATGCATGTTGTGTCCGTGTTCGATAAGAACAGATTTCAATCCTAGATAGTGACCAACATCTGCATTTGCAGGCTTGTCTTCGATCCAATACATGCCTGAATCTTTGTACGGAGCCAATGCTGTATCTTTGTCTGCACCAGTGTCCAAACAGATAATGTTCTCAATGGCATTGCCAAACAGTTTACGTAGGTTCTTTTCTCTAAGCCTCTGTGCGTTTTTGTCTAGACTCAAACTAGTGATCACCCGGAACTGATAACCGTGTTTTTCATGCAGTCTTTTAACATAGTGAGCTGAATCACGTAGAGCAGGAAGGAATCCAATAGCAGCTGATTCGTTGAATGTTTTGATGACTTTTTTCGAATCTTTTTCTTCTAGCTCGTTGTAGTGGTGATGCAGATAATAGCTTTTCTTGTTGTCAGCTGTTAAGGTATAACCGCGTTCTTGCATCCAAACTGAGAATGCCCATTCCCAATCTAGTAGAACACCGTCTGCGTCTGTGAGTATGATTTTGTTTTTCATAGCATATTATAGCATTATTTTGGGCAGTTGTCAACCAGATAAGTAAATGATGAACATAATAATCTATACCTTGGTGATGGTACAAATCACTATAGCTTGTGTTACCCTGTATTTGCACAGAAGCCAAACACACAGAGCTGTGCAATTTCACCCTGCGGTTAACCACGTTATGCGAGCCTGGCTTTGGCTGACCACAGGCATGGTTACTCGTCAATGGGTGGCCATACATCGCCGACATCATCAACGTTCGGATCAAGAAGGAGATCCACATAGCCCACAGATCTACGGCATTTGGCGTGTGCTGTTCGGTGGAGCATTGCTTTATCATTCAGCCAGCAAAGACACAGCCATGGTCGACTCATTGAGCAAAGACTGCCCTAATGATTGGATCGAACGCAACCTTTACTCCGCACACAGTCGCTCAGGTATTCTTTTAATGCTGGTCATAGACTGCTTGCTCTTTGGACCGTGGGGACTTGTAGTGTGGGGTATTCAAATGATATGGATCCCGTTCTGGGCAGCTGGTGTAGTTAATGGATTGAGTCATTGGTGGGGATATCGCAACACAGATACCAAAGACACTAGCCGTAACATCATTCCGTGGGCTGTGTGGATAGGTGGAGAAGAACTACACAACAATCATCATGCCGATGGTGCCAATGCCAAGTTCAGTCAGCGTTGGTATGAATTTGATCTAGGTTGGATGTACATCTGCATCTTGCAGTTCTTTAAGTTAGCCACAGTTAGATAAAGAAAAAGCACCCGAAGGTGCTTTTTTAATGACTTGCAAATATTACTTTACGTAAGTTGCCTTGGTAGCATCATAATACTGTTTGATTTCAGCAGGTGTCAACACCTTGTTGTAAACTGTAACAGTACCAACTGAACCATTCAATCCCATGAAGTACTGTGTGTACTGTGGATCTTGTAGGTTTGGTACTGGGCAATACTGTCCAATCTGGAAGAAGTTAGGAATAGTATTAACACCCAAGTTTGGTGTAAATGACTGTGTAACTGCACCATCATTGATATAGATACTGGTTGTAGCTTTACCTGGTGTTGTTGGAGTCACAGTTGCAGTCATTAAAATCCACTGGCTTGGGTAAGCAGTCGACATCACCTGTGGATTGTTGTGTGCCTCATCTGCTGGTGGAACAGCCTGCGCCGCAGTTGTGTTATTCGCAGCAACTTCACGACCTGTGTAGATCAATGGCTTGCAATCATATGTACTGCCTAGGGCAAACTGATAGCCAACTTCATCACGACCAAATGCCACAGCATACTGATAACGCTTCTGTCCACTGTTGATGTTGGTGTAGGCAAACGGATTAAACTTGACCCAAGTCAAGAAAGTACGAGCCTTGTTAGCAGTGATTTGAGCACCTAAACTTCTTGTGCCCGCATCTGTTGCGGCAAACTGTGCAGGAGTTAAACCTGGAATATCAGTTACGGCAGTATTTGGATTAAAATTCAATCCTTGGTTGGCTGTTTTGCTACCTGTGAAGTTCCATGCTTTGGTAGCCGCATCATAAGTCGGAGCACCAGAGTGCTGGCTTTGTACAGCATTGTAGCCGTGATTTGTTTGATCAATCCAACTGCCTGTGCCAGTGTACTTTGAGCCATCTAAGTGAACAAAGGCGCCAGCCGGAATTTCTACCTTGGGTACAACTTTGCAGTAATCGCTGAGTATTGTGCCAACTGCACAAAGTTTAGCCTTGATATCGTCTATCTGTGCTTGCAAATTTTCTATTTCTGACGCCATATGCGCTCCTTTAAGTTTATGTATGTAGACTCTCTACGCAATATTTACTCAAAACATTGTTAATCTACTGTTACGACCTAAAGAAAAAGCACCCGAAGGTGCTTTTCTTTTACCACTATGTAATGCTCTATGAGCGTACTTTTATTTCTTCACGCCGCTGTTAACAAATGAATACATCTTTTCGGCGGTTTCTAGTACTTTATCTAAACCTGGGAAACTTGGCATTTCTACGGTACTAACGATTTGACCAGTCTTCTCATCACGAGTGGCTGTCATTTCCCAGCCTTGGAATTTGGCGTGGAAGTCGTCTTGTACTAGGCTTTTTGCCATGCCCAAGATATCTGTACGGATTTCGTAGCCGTTCTTGTTGAATTTTACTTCTGGTAGTTTTGGTGTTTCGAATGCGTTTGACATAATAATCTCCTGTGTGTAATGTCTGTGTCTAGCAGCTACTTCTTTTTCGCTGTTAGTTTATTATATATGCTTAACAAGAAAAAAACAACTATTTTCTGAACTTGTTTATCCGTTCACGGATGATCTCTATCACGGGTTCTGCCAACACCACTTCATAATGGTTATAGTCAACATCGATCAGTTCCATATCTGCATGGTGCCGCTGACTTTGAATGCTGACCACTCCGTCATTGGCCACAACTATGAAAGGACTGCGACCCTGCACAGTGACCACGTTGCACCAGGGATGCTGCACTTTGATCTTGGCCGCTTCCCGCATGGCCCAGCTGCTGGGACCGATATCACGCATGAGTCTGCTGAATGGTAAAAAGTATTGAGCATAGTCTGCTACTTCAGCACCGCCATAGGGTGTGCTTAGTGTAACTGCACCCAATACCTGTGTGGGCAAGTGATGGCTGAGATGCAGAGCATATATGCCACCTAGACTGTGAGCTATGAAAAAACACTGTTTGACTCCAGCCAAACTCTGCTGCATGGCTGCTAGATTGTGTTCAAATCCATCACGACTGTCATAGTTTAGATCTAGACCCTTGCCCAGTCTAGTTCTGATATGATTGAAACTTTCGCTGGTGGCATTGGCACCGTGTATATAAACCAAGTTCATAGTGTATATATCTTGCGATGCAACAAGTTACTTGGTCATCAAGGCTTTGGCTTCTTCGTATCGGCCCACGCGAGCCAATGCACATGCCGCTCTAGTTTGTCCAATTGATAGGCAAATGTCGTATATGGTGTTTAAAAAGTTTTTCATAGATAAGTTTCCTTTTTGTAGTTGAATTGACTGATGTAGTTTTCCAACTGTGCGGCATCGGTAATGCCTTTGTCTGCTAGATAATGATCTAGACTTGATTGATAGCTGCTACCTGGGAACATTTCACTTAAACGTTCTAGGATAGACTGCATCTTTTCTGATAGATATTTCATTTTATTCCCTCTGTATGTGTGTAGAACTCAGTGTTCCTACTCAGTATTTACCATGAGAAGTGTTACAACTTGATTAAATAGAACAAACAGTGTATAATATCAAATGATGCGTAGAGGGTAAATACTAGACTAGGAAAGGCACATGAAACTAAAAACAAGATCGATCCTGCAGGAATTAAATGAACTGGCAGAAATCCGTAACAAGGATGAACTGTTTGAGAGTCGTGCCACCAACATCATCAATTCAGCTATTAATCTGTTGGAAACGTTGAAAAAACACTACACTGCGGAACAGGCGGATGAACTAGAACGAAGACTGTTAAACGCCATACGTGGGCAGGATCCTGCCAAATTCACTCGCGGCATACGCAAGATCGCCGAATCCAAAAGAACCAAGAGACCGTTAAATGAATCAGAGTAAACTACTAGAAGGCGGCAATGTGTTCAAGGGTGCTGACAAACAGCCCCTGACACAGCGCATTGCCACTGCAGATGTAGAAAGCACAGTGGACTACATCGAAAAGATCACCGGCCTGGACTTTACCAAAGAGAAAGATCTAGATGACAAAAAGCCAGTGAAATGGTTGGGCACCACTGGACGCAAAGAAGATCCAGATGGCACATTTGAGCGCAATAGTTCCGGCGATCTAGACCTCAGCGTGGATGCCAATGAAGTAGACAAAAGAGCCTTTGCTGACAAACTAATATCACAGTTTGGCAAAGAGAACATCAAACTAAGCGGCGACAATGTACATTGGAAGGTGCCCATCAACGGAGACAGCGCCAACGGGTTCGTACAAGCAGACTTCATGTTCTCCGCTAATCCCAAGTTCCAACAGGGCAGCATGATTGCCGGCGGTGGAGAGTATCGTGGCGAACACCGCCACATCATACTGAGTTCTATAGCCAGAGCCAAGAACATGAAGTACAGTCCCAAGCATGGGATATTAAATCCACAAACAGATGAACTGCTGCCCAATGGCAATGATTGGAACCAGATTGCCAAAGAACTGTTGGGACAGAC